GATCTATCATAGCAACACCCAACGGTGAAGCATACAGTCACACTCCAATAGCAGTGAGTTTGCAAACAATCATTAATGGTGACTCTATTGTGCGAACAGACTATGCAACTTTTTTAGAGTATGCAGTGACAGGAGCAGTTGCGGTGCTATTGATTTTGTTGGCGGCGTTTGCACCATATTGGCTGATAGGTGCGACTGTGATTTTATTATGGGCAGGTTCAAGTTATGCTTCGTATTTTGTGTTCACAAGACATCTACAGTTATGGGATGTAAGTTGGTTAATAACTGTATCAACATTGGTATCTTTTCATGCAGTGTTTAATAGATTTGTTAAAGAGTTTAAACTTAAACAACAGATAAGAAAACAATTTGAAAAATATCTAGATCCAAGACAAGTGGCTATTCTTGTTAAAAATCCTGAAAAACTAAAACTAGGTGGTGAAAGAAAAGAAATGTCATTTCTGTTTATGGACATTGTGGGGTTTACACCAATATCAGAATATTACAAAAATAACGATGATCCAGAAGGCCTAGTTACTGTGATCAATGATTATCTCAATCGCATGTCTAAGATTGTATTAAAGAACGGTGGCACAATAGACAAATACATGGGTGATTGTATCATGGCATTTTGGAACGCACCATTAGATTGTGAGAATCATGCTGAAATGGCAGTGAAGACAGCAATTGAATGTGCTGAAGAAACAGAAAATATTAAAAAAGAATTTAAAGAAAAAGGATTACCAGATATTAATATAGGGTCTGGTGTTAATACAGGAACTTGTATTGTTGGTAACATGGGCAGTGAAACAAGATTGGATTATTCAGTGATTGGCGATGCAGTTAATTTAGCCGCTAGACTTGAAGCCGCTACACGCAATTACAAAGATGAAAATGGCAAAGTACCCGCTTTAATATATTCATCATATACTAAAGATCAATTAAAAGACATAGAATCTGTTGAAATTGACAAGATTAAAGTCAAAGGCAAAGAAGAATTAATTACCATCTACAAACCGCATAAATAGTTATATCATGGACATATGGACACTTATTGCTGACTTGGGTTTGCCAATTGCGGCGGCAGTAGCCTGTGGTGTTTTTATAATGATTGTTATAAATTATATACTAGGCAGTATTATAGGGTCTATTGATTTTATCAAATCTGTAACTGAGCAGTTAGATAACAGAGTAAAAACCATGAACAATGACATACTCAAAATAGACAATGAAGTATCACAGCAACTTGGATTGCCAATTGATACAGATAGAATAGCCAGAGCAAATGGCAAAGAAGACGCAAGGAAAGACTAATGAATATTGTAGAATTAATCAATGTGTACGGTTTTCCAACAGTAGCAGTATTCTTTTTGGCGTATTTTATATACTATCTATACAAGTACATAGTGAATCAAATCAAACCAAAACTAGGTGCCGCATCTGGCTCTTTGATCAAACTAATTGACAGAGTTAGAATGCTTGATAATGATTTAATTAGACTACAAACCAAGATAAAAACACTAAAAGACGTTAAATCTAATAAAAAAGATAACATATAACTATTGACAAATCCAATGAAGTTAAATATAATAGTAACAATAGGCGGGCATAGCTCAGTGGTAGAGCATCTCGTTGCCAACGAGAGGGTCGTGAGTTCGAATCTCATTGCCCGCTCCAAATAAATGGAAACAAAAATGGAAACACAAGAAAAATTAAAAAGAATAGAAAACTTTTTAACAAGAGTTGCAGGAGAAGTATATTCAGAACCAGACTCAGCAATGCATAAGAACATGATAGATCAAGTTGTACCTGATCTAGTAAAAAATCAACTAGGTGACAACAAAGATCAAGCCATCCTTGATGTAGGTTGTGGTCAAGGTTATGCTATGGAAAAATTTAAAGAAGCAGGCTTTACCAATCTCAAAGGTATTACAATGAGCAGTGATGATGTTAAAGCAACTCAAGACAGAGGATTTGATTGTGAAAACATGGACCAATCGTTCATGACCTATGCAGATGAATCTTTTGATTTTCTTTTTGTTAGACACTGTTTGGAACATTCGCCTTTTCCGTATCTTACATTAGGTGAATTTTACAGAGTATTAAAAACAGGTGGAAAGGCATACATAGAAATGCCAGCACCAAACAATCATAGACCTCTAGAGTATATTCCTAATCACTATTCTATTATGGATACCAAACAATGGGCGGCACTTATGTTGAGACATAGATTTCAAATTCTTGTAGCCAACAATTTTAAAATTGAATTGTTTGACAACAAACAACCAGAAAAAAAGTTTGATGAAAAGAATTTAGTTTTTGTGATTAAAAAAGTTTCTGAACAAGAATTTGCAGAATTACAAAAAGCAGAACAACAAGCACAACAATCAACAGAAAAATAATTGGAGTAACAAATGATCACAATTGATCCAGTAGAGTTTGATAACTTTACAATGTCGCAGGTAAGCGATAACGAAAATGACTTTCAAAGTGTTGTAGCAATTTCAAATTCATCCAACGGTGCTATTCCTTTGATTGAAATTAAATTTCAAAAGTTTAACTCAATTAACCAACAGATTGATGCAACAAAAAAATATGCATATTCTAATGATATAAAATATAGATATGCAGGTGTAAAATACAAAGCAGGATCTATCACAGTTAATATAGATGATGACACCAACATGATTACAATGAGCTCAGCTCTTTGCAATTACTTGAACAATCAATTTAAAGACCAGATTCATGTTTATACACTGTACAACAATGAAGATTTTTACTATCATTTGCTTAACTCTTGTGATCAAATGATTGAAGTAGATCATCAGCAGTATGCTAAATCTCAGGCTAAAGGTGCTTTTTATTCAGCAAGAGCAATTCAACAGTATATGTACAGTAATAAGTCATATCAACACAAGCATGTGGTTGTTCAAGGTTTAGGCAGTGTAGGTAGTGAAACGGCTAAACTGTTTGACAAGAACAATGCTAATCTAACAGTGTGTGATCAAAACAAAGAAAACATTAATCAACTGTATGCTGATGCGTACTTTGGCACATGCACAATGGATCAATCCTACAGTATAATGTGTGATGTTTTGGTTTTGTGTGGCGATACAGACTCACTTGACAAAAATTCAACTCTAAATATGAATTGTCTAGCAGTACTAGGTGTAGAAGATGGGCAACTAGCCAGCAATAAAGCAGGGTACAACATGCACACTCAAAAAATTCCATATGTTCCTGATTATGTGGCAGGTGTTGGTGGATTACTTATGATTATCAAACAGTTAGAAAATCAAAACAAGTCACTGGAAAAAGATCTAGATAAAATTTTTACTAGAACACTGTCACTGTTAAACCACAGCAACAAATTACGTAAACCTCCATTTATTGTAGCAGAACAACAACTACAAGAAAAACAAAAAATTAAACAATCAGCATAATGAATCTAAAAATAGTAAACACCTTAGAAAAAATATTAAAAACATCGCCTCAAATTTTACGCGATGAATTAAAGTTGCGTAATGTAATTAGAGCAACTTTTAATGTTGATGTAAGTGATGTTAGTTTTAATTCAATTGGTGATCTAGTAGATAAAATAGATGATGCAGTTTTAAAAAGATATTTTGGTGAAATATGGCAACCAAAAACTAAAAAATTTAAGTATAGTGGTTTAAAATTGATAGATGAAGTTAATAGTCTTAAACCATATGCAGTTTTAGATCTTGGCTGTGGCTATAATGAATTTAAAGGAAAAATAAACAATTTAATAGGAGTAGACCCTTATAATTCAAATGCAGATATACAGCAAGGAATATTAGATTATAAACCTAAAAACAAATTTGATGTAATTATTGTGCTAGGATCTATTAATTTTGGTTCAACAGATAAAATATTTGCTGAATTAGAACATGCTGTAGATTTATGTGCATCAGGAGGAACAATGTTTTTTAGAGTCAATCCTGGATTACCACACGAAGCACCAGAATCAGCATGGATTGAATTTTATCCATGGGATGCTAATTTTATTCAAAACTGTGCTGATCATTTTGGTGTAACAGTTTTAGAATTAAGAAATGACTCTCAAAATAGAATGTATTTTGTATGGCGTAAGCCGTAATTAATAAATACTTTTGTTAATAACGCCTGTCGTCCAGAGTTCATTAACAATCCAATAAAACTAAAAAGGAGGATTGTATGAACGAAATCATATCATTATTAAGTGGAACACTATACGGACTAATCATAGGATTAATACCCAGTGCAGGAGCAACAACAGGTTTAGTTGCCCTGTTTGGGTTTATCAGTTATTTTGGTTTTGATCCTTATCTAGGTGTAATATTTTGTATGGCAGTTGTAGCCGCTAGTACTACAGGCGATACATATTCTGGAATATTACTAGGCATACCTGGTGCTAACAGTGCCGCGGCAACAATGGTTGACGGATATCCGCTAGCCAAACAAGGCAAAGCAACCTATGCCTTAACATCAGCAATTACTACATCAACCATTAATGGACTACTTTGGGGAACACTAACATTTGCACTACTACCTTGGTATACAAAACTTATAATGTATTTTGGTATTCCTGAACTTTGGGGTTTTATAATTTTAAGTTTGGCGTGTGTTGGTTTTATAAGTAATAGATTTTGGATAAGAAGTTTAATTGCTATTGCTATAGGACTGGTACTTGGGTTAGTAGGAGTAGATCCTGCTACTAATGATGATAGATATACATTTGGATGGAATTACCTAGCAGATGGTATACAATTAATGCCATTTGTTGCTGGGTTATTTGCATTTCCAGAAATACTAGACGGATGGGTAAAAGGAAAATCAGTTGCAGTAATTGGTAAAGAAAATCATGCTAAACAAACTTGGGATGGTATACAAGAAGTTTGGCGTTGTAAGTGGGACGCATTAAGAGGTGGAGCCATAGGAGCATTTGTAGGATTTTTACCTGGTATTGGTGGAGCCATGGGAGACTGGATGGCTTATGGATCAACAATAGCAACTCACTCTAATGAAGAATTTGGTAAAGGAAATATTAGAGGAGTAATTGGACCAGAAGGAGCCAATAATGCTCAAAAGGCAACAAGTATGATTCCAACTGTGTTATTTGGAATTCCAGGAGCAAGTTTTGCCGCAGTGTTAATGGCATTGTTTATGTATCTAGGATTTGAATTAGGTACTCCTGATCTAGCATATGATACACGTTTTTTTGATAGTCTAACTTTTGGATTTATGTGGGCAACAATAATTGTTGGTATAGTTTGTATTGCTTTTAACAAGTATATTGCAAGAATAACTTATGTACCATATGTTTATTATTTTCCATTATTAGTTGCTTTTATTATTTGGGCTTGTGTTCAATACACAGGTGGAATTGAGGATTATATTATCCTTGCATTATGTACACTATTAGGTATATTTGCTAAAAAATATAAATTTAGTAGACCTGCAATGCTAATGGCATTTATATTAGCCAGCAAGGTTGAAACATTAACAATACAACTTACAACACTGTATAATTTACAATCACTACTGCAAAGACCAATATTTCTAACATTGATGTTTTTTGTATTTTGTTTGTTTATATACGGAGTATTACGTAAAAATAAACTTGAATACGCATAAAGGAGATATAGCGATGAAAAAAATACTAACAGTAATTTTACTTGTACTAGGAATGACAACAACTGCACTAGCAGACTACACATTTGTTGTTCCTCAAAAGCCAGGCGGCGGAACAAGTGTATGGGCAGAAATTGTTGCCAAACAACTTGAACCGTTTCTAGGAGAAAAAATAATAATTAAGTATATTCCAGGAGCAAGAGATATACCTGGATTTAATGAATTTCATAACGAACTGCGGTTTGATGATAAAACAGTAATGGTATCACATGGTGGTAATGGAGTATCATTCTTGCAAGAAGACGTTGATTACAATTATGCTGATTATGAATCAATTGGTGCAATGAATTTAAATATTATTGCAGGTAAATTAAAAGGTGCAGACATGAACAAGCCAAGTTTTGCGGCAGGATCAGGTATGGTACCAGAAGCATTTGCAATGACAATGTTAATATGCGGACCAAACAAAAGTGTAAATGAATACATTTCCTGTTTCAAAGAAAACGTAACTTGGGTCAACGGTATGAGTGGCGGCGAAAGAAGGCTTGCTTTTAAACGTGGCGAACTTAACGGAACAAGAG